ATTAACTAACCGTGGATCATTTAAATTATTACCACAATATATAGGAGGCATTTTATTTTATAAAATAAAAATATTTTATAAAATAAAAAATGTCTTGTTCATATAATATATTCGTGAATGAAAAAACTACTGGGAAAGAAATTGCTAAATATTCTCAACAAAACGTAAATTGTAAAAAAAATCAAACATTTACAATTGATTATGACAATTCAAAGCCTTTAACATTTCAATGCCCTGTTGATACTATAAGCGAACCAATTATGGACTCTGATGGAAAGGCCACAGGATACGTATATAATGGACAGTGTCGATATGACAATAATAACAGACCAGAACCAATAACTATAGTATTTGGTGTAATAAGCTGTATTTTGTTTTTGTTAGTTATTGGTTTATTTCTTACGCGTAAGAAATAAAAATACTTTCTTCTTGTGTATAATCAGTAATATGGTGGTGTATCTAATAATATTACTGATTATACACGCATTGCTGATTTTTTGACACATATTACGAGATGATTTAATTTTTCGGGGAGTATTAAGCATTATTAATTATATTTTATTCAATTTTAAGTATCATTTTTATTTTATAATTACTACAATAAAAATGAGTTCGAAAAATAAATTTGTATATTTGGATAAATTAACTAAATCAATTAATCCAAAATATTATAAAATAATAAATGATATACTTTCAAACGACTCAATCACTGTTATTTACAATGAATTATTACCTTCTTTACCTGAAGATGTTTTAGAAAAATTATATAAGTGTATAAATACAAATATAGACTTATTTACACCTAAACAAAAAGAAAAATTAAAACCAATAGTTACTTATTATACAAATATAAAATTTCCTTGTAGTACAAACTGTAATCCTATTAAAAACTCTGGTCGTTTACCCTTACAAGATAAAGAATACGGTACAAAAGGAGACTGTCTCTCAAAATGTCCTAAAAATGTATCTATTACAAATGTATCTATTACAAATGTTACAGATGAAAACTTAATATTAAGTATGTCTTTCTTATCCTTTGAAGATAAATTACAATATCTAATTGGTATTAATAGAAAAGAATTAATAAGTAAAATACAAGAAAGAGATATATATAACCCAGATATTATAATTAAGGAATCATCTCCTGTAGAAAAAGAGTTCAGACCATATGTTATAATAGCATTTGAATCAGAATATAAAGCAAATCCAGATGAATATAAAAAAGTAAAATATATATATTCAATAGGACGCAAGTCAGAAGAAGGAGAATATGATGTTATTTATGAACCATATAATAAAAAAGAAACTATTATAAATATTAGATATAGTAATGGATATAAACATACAGATGATATCCATTTAGTTTTAAATGGTAAACCGTTAACTAAAAAAGAAACTATAGAATTACAAACATTAAACTTAGGTAAATTTAATAAATCCTTAAATATAATTCTTTCAGACTTACCAAAATTAAAAGAATTATATTTAGGTTTCTTTAACCAACCATTAGAAAAAAGCTTATCAAAATTAATACGATTAGAAAAATTAAAATTATCATCTTATACTCACCCGTTAAAAGATAGTTTATCAAAATTGACACAATTAAAAGAATTAGATTTAGCATCTTATAATCACCTTTTGGGAGATAGTTTATCAAAATTAGAACAATTAAAAGAATTAGATTTAGTATCTTATGATCACCCGTTAGGAGATAGTTTATCAAAATTAGAACAATTAGAATTCTTAAGTTTAGACGAATATAGTGAATCCCCATTAGGAAATAGCTTAACAAAATTAACACACTTAAAAGAATTATATTTATATTCTTATAATCTCCCGCTAGGAGATAGCTTAAAAAAATTAACACACTTAAAAGAAGTAAATTTACAAAATTATACTCACCCGTTAAAAGATAGCTTATCAAAATTAACACAGTTAAAAAACTTAAATTTAGAATCTTATAATCACCCGTTAGGAGATACCTTATCAAAATTAACACAATTAAAAGAATTAAATTTAGATCGATTCAATCACCCATTAGGAAATGCGTTATCAAACTTAACAGAATTAGAAAAATTAAATATAGGAGTCTTTAATTACCCATTAGGAGATAGAGTATCAAAATTAACACAATTAAAAGAATTAAATTTAGATCGATTCAATCACCCATTAGGAAATGCGTTATCAAACTTAACAGAATTAGAAAAATTAAATATAGGAGTCTTTAATTACCCATTAGGAGATAAAGTAGCAAAATTAACACAATTAAAAGAATTAAATTTATGGGCTTATAATCACCCGTTAGGAGATAGTTTATCAAAATTAACACAATTAAAAGAATTAAATTTACATTATTATAATCACCCGTTAGGAGATAGTTTATCAAAATTAATACGATTAAAAAAATTAAGTTTAAATTCTTATAGTCACCCGTTAGGAGATAGCTTAGCAAAATTAACACAGTTAAGAGAATTAAATGTAAATGGTAGTTCTTATTGGGGAGATGATGAGAAACCTCTTTTTTCTTTTAATACACTAAAAAACCCAGAAGAACTAAGAGAAATGAATTTTGACCAATTAAAACAACGTATAAAAGACCTACGAAGAGAAGGATATAAAATATCTGTTTTATCTAAAATGGAAGATAAAGCAGACAACAGAAAACTTCTTAGAAGAATTCTTAGAGATGTTGAAAATAAAAAATTTGAAAGTGCAAAATGAATTAAATAAAAAAATCTTTAAAATAATAATTCTTATAACACACAAATTTTGTGTCGTAAAATTTCAAAAAAAATTAACCATACTTTTTTTTGAAATTAAAGTATTATCAACTTAAATTAAAAAAAACAATAAAATGTTGATTGTAGTTAATTGTAGTCAAACGGCATAAAGGTTTACTAAGTAATATATAATTTATTAACTACATAAATTGTAGTTATAGTATTTAAAAGTATAAAAGTTAGTATCAAATGAAATGTGAATTTTGTAAAAATGAGTTTACTAATAAATATATAATGCAAAAACATCAACAAAAAACTAAATATTGTATAAATATACAAAAAAAACTAAACGTAGAGACTAAAGAACTTTTAAATAAATGTAAATACTGTGATAAAAGTTTTGAATACGATAGTTACAAAAGACATCAAAAAATATGTACTCTTAAAAAAGATAAAACAATAATTAACTTATCAGAAGAAATAATATTATTAAAAGATGAACTAAGTGATTTGAAACAAACATTATACAAGTATGAAATTGAAAACAAACGTCTTCTTGTAGATAATCTAAATTTAGAAAAAAAATTAGAAAGACATGAAGAAAAATTATATACAATAGCGTCTAGACCTACTATAACAACTACAAATACAAATACAATTACAAATAATTTACTTATAGCTGATTTTGGAGAAAATAGCATAAAAAATAGTGTTGAAAATAACTTTACTATTGAACACTTGAACGAAGGATTAAAAGGAGTTGCAAAATTTACTAAAGATTATATAGTTAAACAAGAAGATGGGAAAAAAAATATATATGTTCTGATCCTTCAAGAGCTATCTTTAAATATAAAGATGATAATGGAATAATTCAAAAAGATATAAAAGCATTAAAACTTAAAAATGCTATAAAAGATCCTATAATAACAAAAAGTAAAACGTTGTTTATAGAAGAAAACAGCAAACTTTTTGATAATATAGCTAATAATCAACAGATAGAAGACTCTATGAATTTAATTAATGATAAAATAACAACATTGAAAGATAATTTTCTAAAAGTTAAAAATATAAATGAAAACTCTTATGATTATGCAAGAGAAATGGTATTGATACTTAACTAATCAAAATCAAACACGCTACAGTCAAACATAAAATTGAAATTGTAAAGATGGTTTAGAGTATAAATAACAATGGATCTTCCGTCAGAAATTCAATCTATTATTATTTCATTTGCACCGCATAGTAATTATTCAACAGTTTGCAAACAGTGGAGAAACGAAATTAAAAACAAACAAAAAATTGCTGTGAATATTATTGAACATTGGTATAAATATATTAAAAAAAGTCCTACAAAAATAAATTTTATTAATTATTACATTTCTGGTTGTCATTCTGTATTTATCAGTTCAATACCTGATATTATAGTAAAAACTCTTGAATTGAATGAAATATTATTAGATGTTTTGCCTGTTGCTAGAAAACGAAGTGATGTCCGTAATTGGTTACTAAATCTTCCTTTAGACGATGAAGAAGAATTAATATCTTGTCTTTTTAGTTCAATTTATACAACAATGTATCATGATATATTATAATAATTTAGTAAACTGTTTTTAAAATATTTAATAATATTTTAAAATAACCAATAGCACCTCCAAAATTTTGCTTATAACACAGGAAACCCGAGAGCTCCTCCAGAAATACGAACGATGTTATTGTTAACAGCTGTAACAATAAACTCCCACGTTTGACTTGTAAAAATTCCTTCTGCTTTATACGTATCAACTGTTGCTGGTAGAGCAGGAGCTAAAGGACTTAAGCCATAGTTTTTAGCTTCTTGAGAAGATTCTGGTACAATACTTACATTTGTAAGTTTACCGTAATTAGTAGATCCCATAGGATCTAGCGAAATAAAGTCAAGAGAATATGAATAAAGATGATATCCAGTTTCTAGAGGTATAGCAGGTGCAGTATACCAAGGATTAACAAGACTAAAATAATCAGACCCCATTTGTGAAAGACGATTTGTGTTCTCATAAATAAGAGAAGTATGTAAAATAGGATCAACCATAGAAGGAGAAGAATAGTCAATCACACAAACAAGCTGACTTGTATTAGCATTAGCACCAGTTTGTGCAAGGCAGTCTAAAAGTGGTTGCCCAGCTGTATAATTAGACCAACCGCATTTATACGTGTTATTACGAGCACTGAAAAATAGTACTTTAATAGCATGAGAAAATCTAATATCATATCTTGGCATGTTAGCTGGAAGAAATGACTGACGAGGAGCAGTTTGAACCTGTTCAATTAGAATATCACGAGGAGCACAAGCCATTCGTTTACGTTCATCGTTTGAAACTATAGCATAGTTAGCCCATACTTGAACGTCTTTTAAAACAGGTGTTATGTTAACTTGATTAGGACCAGTTCCTTCAGTTGCACAAGCACTTGAGTTGTACTCGAAGTCGGTACCAGATTGACCAGGTCGAGTAAATGTATCTACAATCAATAATTCATCCCATCTTCGAAACGAAAAGTTAAGACGCATATCGTTATACGGAAGCGCCGCTGTAGGAAGAGCAACTCCACTGTCACGAGCATAAAAGAACGGCAAAGGAAGATTGAGGGTAGCTGGTTTTATAGTTGCTCCTATAAATGGAGCAAGAGTCTGGCCTGAAACTTGAATTTGAGGATCAGTCATTTCTGGAAAATTACCGATCATATTATTATAAGCATTTCTTTTGCTTGCAGGAACAGTAAAAGCTGACCAAAAATCTAGATGATAGCAATCAAATCTAGCAGCAACCAAATCGTTAAATGTTATACATGCTTCACGGATAATACTGTGCATAAAATTTCTAGTCCATCGAACAGCGTATTGCGTAGGCAAAATGGTACCAGTAGCAGAACCAGCATTTTCCAAATAATTAAGAGTAATTTTTGGAGTAGTTAAACGAAGCCAAGTAGATAACAAATAATCACCAGCTCGGGAAATGCTCACAGACCATTCGGTATCAAAAGCAGGAGTTCCGCTAGCACGGGAAAGAACAACAGGTACTTGAGTGAACCAAGTAGCTTTTCTTGTTTCACGGACGAAATAAGCAGTTGCGTCGGGACCGCCGTACATATATTTTTCAAGTTCATCGAATGTAGCAAGATCAATAAATCCAGATGTTACGTTTGATGTACAAATGGAAGCCATAGTTTTATATTAGACAAGAAAATTTTTTTTTGTTTATTATTAAATATATTCTATTTTTTGTATATTTAATAATTGAAGTATTAGATGCATTGAATAACATAAATTTAGGATTTTTAACTAAAAATTCAATCCTAGAGTTCTAACTAATATAATAAAAATATAAATACATAGTAAATTATGTTTTTACAATGATAGTAAATTCTTAAGTATTATGAATGTTTATTTTATCTATATAAAACATTATTTAATGAATACTTAAAAGGTACAATAAATAATAGAAATATGTCTCAGATAGATATATTATCTATAGATGTAAAAATTAAACAAACATTTAAAGAAGAATCAGAAAAACTGGTTGAATATCAAGAAAAACTATTGGATTTAAAAAAAACTTTAAAAATGCCTAATTTACAGTTTCGATTAATTAAGATTATAGAAAAAAATATAGCTCATTTGTTAGAAAAAATTAAAAATATAAATAATATAAATTTTTATTTAGCAGATACAACTCATTTGTTAGAAAAATATAAACAAATTTTGCAAACACCTGTAAAATTAACATTTATAGGGCGTTCAAATATAGACAACAAAGAAAAAAATGATGTTATATCTAAATATTTATATATAGCTCAAAAATATTCAGATGTAAATATAGAAATTCCAACAAAAGATTCAAATATTATTTGTAACAATTGTGTAAATAAAAAAAATTTTGATATATTAGATGAAAGTATATACATTTGTTTAGTATGTGGATCACAGCAAGAAATTTTCTTACATACTTCTAATTACAAAGATACTGATCGTATTAATATTTCTGCTAAATATACATATGATCGTAAAATTCACTTTCGTGATTGTATAAATCAATATCAAGGAAAACAAAATAGTAGTATTGATCCTCAAGTGTATATTAAATTAATAGATCAATTACAAAAACATCATTTATTAGTTGGAGACGAGAATACTGAAAAGGAAGTTCGTTTTAAAAATATAACAAAAGAACATATACATATTTTTCTTAAAGAATTGGAATACACTAAACATTATGAAAATGTTAATTTAATTCATTATCAACTGACTTGTAAAAAACCAGATGATATTTCACACTTACAGGATAGTTTATTAAATGATTTTGATATATTAGCAGATTTATATGATAAAAAATTCAAAAACAAAGCGGGGTTTGATAGAAAGAATTTTATAAATACACAATATGTATTATATCAGTTGTTAATAAGATATAAACATATATGTAAAAAAGAAGATTTTACAATGTTAAAAACTATAGATAGAAAATCATTTCACGATGATGTTGCAAAAAGTTGTTTTGAAGAACTAAACATTCTGGTTCTAACAGGTGGCTGCCTCTTTTTAATGAGGATAAACAGTGTTACCACCTAGTCATATAACTATGTTATGTTATATGGCAAGATGTCTTACAATGACGGGAACTCCCTTAAGCTTTGACTACGACCTCATTTTTGAAAAAAAATGTATAACCCAGGGTAATGACCTCGGGCATCGTAATAACGTCAAAGATTGGGTAATCCGCGGGTAAAATACCTAAATCCGATTAGATAGGACAAGATCCAATTAGATAGGACACGGTATTCCCTCAACGACCGCACGGGCATCGGTTAACAATGAGTGTCTAATCAACACGAGTTAGCTTAAGATACAGTCTAACCCTTTATGAAAATAAAGGTATACCATGAGGATGGAATCATAATCCAATGTTTTAATCGTTAAATTGATTTAATTATTTAATTATATTATAATTAAATAAATGTCGCATAATAATCCTTTGGATTTAATATTAAATATCTACAGGTATAATGGCAATGAAATTGAAAACAATTCTATAAATAATGAAGTTAGATTATTTAATAATATGAATAGAATTATTGATAATACAATTGATTCGTATTTAGAAAATATGTATGACAGAATTTTAGAAGTGCATGAAGAAGAAAGAAATATTGAAGAGAACAATGAAGAGAACGACGAAGAGAACAATGAATATGAACACTATGAACACTATGAAGAAAATAGAAATTATATGGGAATTTTTATGTATGAAGAGCATGACCGTAGAATGGAAGATCGTATTATGCGTATAGCAATGGAAGAAAGTTTAAATCATTATAAAACACAAGAAAAAAAACCTAATATTAAGTTGAATATTAAAAGTAAAAAAGCTACTACTAATTTAGTACAAGAAAAATGTGCAATATGTACATCTGAATTTGAAATTGATGAGAATGTAACATTTTTAACCTGTAGTCATGTTTTACATACTGAATGCATAGATGAATGGGTTATGTATAAGTCTGAATGTCCTATTTGTAGAGGAAAAATTGATACAAATAATACAAAATAAAAAAGATTTTAATAGGTTGTAATTTTTTTTTCAAACATTTATAAAATATAAATGTTTGATAAGTTTAATACGTTTGACAAATGTAAAAAAATATGGAACTGTCATGGATTTCTTATATTATTTATATTTAGTATTGTTCTTATATTATTTATGTCTTTATTTAGACTAGGTAAAAAAGGAACATGGTCAGCATCTTATATGTATAATGATAAAAGCATCGGACAAATACGTAAAAATGGTCCTCCAAAAGAAAGTAAAGGAGAGATTGAATGTAGGCGTGTATTGAAAAAATTATTTAATAAACCATTTAATAAATGCCGTCCTGATTTTTTAAGAAATCCGGTAACTGGTGGAAATTTTAATTTAGAATTAGATTGTTATGATCATAACTTGAGTTTAGCAGTTGAATACAATGGAATTCAACATTATAAATATGTACCTTATTTTCATAAAAATAAAGAAGCATTTTTAAATCAAAAATATAGAGATGATATGAAAAGACGAATGTGTAAAGATAATAAAATTACTTTAATAGAAGTACCTAATACAATAGATATTAGTAATATAGAAAACTATCTTATTACTAAACTCAAAATAGAAGGTAAATTATAGCTAACTCTTGCTGTTTAATAAAATAACAATACAGATTATTAATGATAAAACAAAAAATAGTATAGTTATAGATATTATTATAGGAGATAAATTTTTAAAAAAACTTTCAATACTTTGTTTTTTTTGTTCTTTTTTTACCATTTGTAATAAACTTTTAGGTTGAACATCTGAAAGTAATTCATCCATTTCATCTGTTAATAAAAAACATTGATTTATAGATATTCCTGTTGGATCTGGTATGCATCTTCCTTGATTTTGTTTAAATTTAAATTGAATTATGTTATTTTTATCTCTTTCATATTGAAATAAATTAGCTGATTCTCCTACATAGTTATTTGGATCTACTAAAACATAAATAGGAGAAATAATATCTTTAGTCCATCCTTCTGTTTGAGGAGGATTTTTATCAAAACTTGGATAAACTCCTCCGCTTGGTGTAATATGTATATATAAAGGAACTGTTCCTTGCACTGGTTTAGTCCAAGTTAAAAAACTAACAGAATTTGGTTCAACATTAAATGCATCATATGAATATTTTACAGATTCTGTGTTATATGGATATTTTCCTGCTTTATTAGCATTTATTAATTTTAATCCTCTTGGAATAGGTCTTACCATAGGTGATACTGCAAAAAATGATCCATATAATATCCATCTATTATCATACCCATTTCCGTTAGTATTGTTTAAACATTTATATATTATATTACCATTTTTGTTAACTATAGATGGTTCTCCTATATAACCATGATATGTATTTGTATTCATATCAATATAATGATAGATACAGTAAGGTATTATTTGATTTAAATTAATATGACTCATTTATATTAAACTATACTATTTAAAAAACTATTTTATATAAAATAGTTTTTTCAGTGTGTTAAATAACCATAGTAAACAGAAATATTAGCATTGTAATTAAATCCTAAAATAGTTATAAATATAACTTATTATAAATGAGTAGTTTTTCTATTAAATCATTTACTACAAAAAATCAATTTGATTCAGGTTTATCTATGTGTTGTTTAAAAAATGGGACCGGAGGAGTTGGTTATACTGGATCTACTGGAGCAACTGGTTTGATAGGACCTAAAGGCGATCAAGGTATATCAGGTGGTGCAACTTCATTTGGTCCTACTGGACTAGTTCAATATAGTGACGGGGTAGGCGGTTTCTTGGGTGATACGGCTTTTACTTATACAAAAAATAATACAGCAGGTATGACGGGTACAGGGTTATTATATTGTGATACAGGTAACACAGGTATAATGGGGAATATTTACACATTGTTTTTAACAGAATTAGCCATCGGACAAGATTTAATCCTAGCTGGTGGTGCAAATGAATATAAAAGTATTGGCATCATTAAGGATATTATAGACGATCAACATTTAACACTATATAAAAATTCAAAAAGAACTGCTTCTGGTAGCCATTTTTATAAAAGTTTAAATGTAGTGAAACTTTATGGTGATTTGTTACCCGGAACTAATGATCAATATGCACTAGGAAATGCGGAGTTTTGGTGGAACTCGCTAAACGTTGGACCTGGAACGATTAATATCAATGGTGTTGCAGGCACAGCTCAACTGGGTATTGATAATAGTGCAATAGCGTATTTTGATACGGGTTTATCCGTATCATTCATTAATGTCGGACCCGTACAAGCAATACTTGGTGCCGTAGGTGGATGGCACGTCGCACCAATCGGCGCCCCTGAAGATGACGCATATGATTTAACTGCTCAACAGAATAACGCATTTTCACCCGGGCAAACTGGACCTATTTATTCGCTCATTAAAAGACCCGGTCCTACAGGAAACACTGGACCTACAGGAGCTACGGGAAATACAGGAAACACTGGGTCTACAGGAGCTACTGGTCGTACAGGAAATACAGGAGCTACAGGAAATACAGGAGCTACAGGTAGAACAGGAAACACTGGGTCTACAGGTAGTACAGGAAACACTGGGTCTACAGGTAGTACAGGAAACACTGGGTCTACAGGTAGTACAGGAAACACTGGGTCTACAGGTAGTACAGGAGCTACAGGACCTACAGGATACACTGGACCTACAGGGTCTACAGGTAGTACAGGAGCTACTGGACCTACAGGATACACTGGACCTACAGGAAATACAGGAAATACAGGACCTACAGGAAATACAGGAAATACAGGAAATACAGGACCTACAGGACCTACAGGAGCTACAGGACCTACAGGAGCTACAGGTAGTACAGGAGCTACAGGACCTACAGGAGCTAAAGGACTCAGTATAAGTTATATAACCGGAAATACTGGTCCATATAGTAAGTTAGGTAACACGGGATTTTCAGGTGCAACTGCCACTCGTGTATATGAATCACCGTCATTTACTACGGAATTAAGTAATCAATATCTAATTCACTATAATATAGTACTAGACACTCCGGTGAATAGCTCACATTTCATAACTAGTACGTTAGCTATAGCTCCTAACATAAATGCGCCTTTTTCGTCAAGTACAAATTTAGCCGATGGTTTTACTGGAACAAATTTAGTCGGGTCGTCTACTGATAAATATATCGCGGGAAGTCACGGCGATATAACTAACAATGAAGCAGTAAACATTATTGGATTTGCGACTGTTACCGGTTTAACCGGTACAAAGTTTGTTAGTGTTTGGGTAGGAACTGATCAAACTAAGAGTTTTAAAAATCCCTACATCAATTGTGTGGTTTTACAAATTAAATAATAATATGGATGCCGTAAGTTTTTACCGACTTGTTAAATTCACCTAATATTTTATTGATAATAAAAAAACACTACATAATGGGGTAGCCATAAAGGTAGGGTTCCAAACATACAAAAATCGTACTGTAAGTATACTGCCTTGATTTTTAATGTTCTAATAAAATATTCAGAAATTTTGGGATAATACATTGTTATATGTATTTATAGTTATAAAATTGAGAAAAATTTCAATATAAATTATATTGAAATATGTAACACATTGTGTTCTATATACTTACTTGACAAAAACTAGTTAATTTATTATTAAAATATCAATTAACTAGTTTTTTTAGAAAACTTAGATAGATTTTTTGACATCAACATAGAAGGTATACTGTTCTCATCTAATTTAGATGATCTTATATCATTTTGTTTATTTTTTTGTTTATTTTTTTGTTTATCGCTTTGTTTATCGCTTTGTTTATCGCTTTGTTTATCGCTTTGTTTATCGCTTTGTTTATCGCTTTGTTTATTTTTTTGTTTATCGCTTTGTTTATTTTTTTGTTTATCGCTTTGTTTATCGCTTTGTTTATCGCTTTGTTTATCGCTTTTATTACTTTTATTACTTTGATCGCTTTGATCGCTTTTATTACTTTGATCGCTTGTATCACTTTTATCGCTTTTATCGTCATCAGAAGAATGATTATCTGTTAAATCTTCTGCGTCAATATCTTCTCCATCAATATAATCTTCTATTTGACCATAACCAAGTTTATCAAAAACTTTTCCCATTTTTTTCTCATTTTTATCTTTAGTTTTTAAATTCAAGTCAATTTTATTCAACACGCCATCAAATTTTCTATGAAAAGAATGATGATTTAATTCAAGTTTAGTTAGCTGTTTAGCTGTTTTTTCACAAATAAAATGTTCCATGTCTAAATCAAATGTACTTAAATCTTCCATTATATACCAATCTACTGATTCAAGCTGTTGTTGAAGATGTTCTAAATTTTTTTCATTGCCATTGTATAAAATACAATAATACCAACTTTCACATTCTTCTCCACTAGTTTCCATTAATACGACATATTTTTTTTCTCCCTCTTTTAAAGAGGAATTGTTAACCAATGTTTGATCATTTTCGTGTTTTGACATTTTAACTTACTTAAATTTACCGTTCTTTTAAATCAACTTTTACACATTCTCTTCTTTTGTATTTGATATTCCATTAATAGTTCGAATAAATTGTAAGTCACTAGGCATTAATTTAACTCTACCTGCATGAATTGCAGCTAGATTTGAATTTTTAAGAAATTCAATCATATATTGTTCAATATGATATTGCAAAATAATAAAAACATCTTTAGAAATTTTCATACCATCATTAGTTTTATTAACAATATTTCTTACTAATCTTTCAAAAGGAAATTTAGCAAATGTTAAACAATCACTAGTTTTTTGTAATTTTTTAATATCTCTAATAGCTACAGTTCCATATCTGAATCTACGTGTTTTTTTAGTAGTTTCCAAAACTTTCTTTTTACGTTGTTTTGTTGCTATAAGAGATGAATGTATGTATGGTATAACACCACCTCCTATAAAAGAAATGTTAATTTTATTAAAAACTTCAGATAATTCTTTATTATTTCTAACACTTAGTTCTAGATCTCTAATTGTTATCCGAATTCTCTTATTAGTATTTGCAAATTTTATAGCTGAAATTAATAATTCAGATACAAAATGTTCTAAAATAGTTGCTAAAAACACAGGTGATGAACTAGTTATCATAACTTTAGAATAACCAAAATTTCTTAAAAATTTTTCAACAATAGAAGGTGGAAATATAATACCAGCTTTTCCTTGACGACTACTTCCTTTAGACAACTTTTTATTTGTAAAGTTTTCAATAGACTTATATCCTTCTTGTATAGAATTATCTGCTAAATTACCTGAAAAAATAACTTTAACAGCATTTACAACTTCTTTAATAGATATAGTTTTTTTCTTTGCTATTTCTGTAAGTTTAAATATAACATTAGAAATATAAGATGCTATAATGCATATAGCACTATTTAGTTGTTGTTTTGCATTTGAATTTATTCCATTTTTATTCGAAATTTGTTTTAATAATTTACATATGTATAGTTCAAAAAAATGATTTTTTTTCTTTTTAGTATTTGATTTTTCAATCGTATTTGATTTTTCAATGGTATTTGATTTTTCCTTAGTATTTGATTTTTCAATCGTATTTGATTTTTCCTTAGTATTTTCTTCCATTTTGTTTATTGACAATTCAAACTTTAAATACAATTAAATTTATACTTAAAAACAATAAATTATTGTTATAAATGGAAGACATAACTAAACCATCAATTACCCGTTTAGCTCGTCAAGCTGGTGTAAAAAGTATTTCAGATGACTGTTTTAATTCTATTCGTCAAGATATATACGATAGATTAGATAAAGTAATTAGTGTAGCTCTTGTAGTTAATTCTGAACATCAAACAAAAACCCTTATGGCAGATGATGTATATAATGCTTTAAGACTATTGGGTTGTAACGTAACACAATCAGCTGATTTAGGAACATCTACTAAATAAATTTAAATTTTTAATTATAAATTTAAATTGTTTATAAACATTTATGCAAATGCGGTTGCTTGTCGCATAGGAGATGGTAATTGATATTGATTACTTACATCTACAGTAGCCCCCTGTTGTGATTGTGATACATTATACATTTTATTAACATTTTGAGCAGCAGCTTGAGAAATCATCTTATACGATTGAGCAACACCTGCGGAAGGAGTTGCAGCAAAATCAGTTGCGACTTGACGTAATTGAGCAAGTTTATTAGCTGTTTCATTATCGTTACCAGCAATGACATTAATTGCTCCTGTTGCCAAATCACGAGCTGGATTTACAGAAGGACTAAACCATCCGCAAGCATTTGGAATAATTGGTAAATCACCTCTGATAGGGTCGCCTAGAGCTGAAAGACGACTTTTAGAGGTAGAGAAAATAAGACGATCATAATTATATGTCTGTTGTTCTTCGCCAAGTGCATTAATATTTGTCATATCAGTACCTCCGATAATACCATTAGGTGATAAGTCTTCAAATTGATCATTTTTATAAACATCTCCTATTGCTTCATCGTAATTTGTTTTTTTTCCAGAGTTATTCCCAGAGTTATTCCAAGAGTTATTACCAGAGTTATTACCAGAGTTATTCCCAGAGTTATTCCCAGAGTTATTATTTTGAAAATTTTCTTTTGTATAATTACATTTAGCCATATTACTAAATGCTAAAGGATTTTGTTTATCTACTGCTAGATTATTTTGTGATGGTAGATTATAGTTTATATTTGCGCCATAACTACCAGGCATTATTCTAGGAGCTATTACAGCTTGATATGATGGTTTTGAAACAAATCTGTTCATTCCGGCAACATAATTAATGGGTTTTGAAGTTGAAGTAATTTTTTTACCACATCTTGACCTTGTAATTTGCTCAGGGCTTGATAAGGCCGTTCTAGGAAAATTAAGAAAAGGCTCGCTTATAGCATTACTAATAGATTGACTAGAAAGTGCAAATAATACAACTGCCAATCCAATTAAAGTTATAAAAGTTTTAGAATTGAACATTTTATTTATACTTTATAAAGATAAATAAAATTTTTTTAATACATTATGAATAATATAGTTATTTCTTACAATTTCTTTTTGGTGTGATGTTATATTATACATAAAAACCCATTAATAGAACTGAAATAACTTAAATAGATGCGTTAATGGTAAATCAATCTATTTAAGTTATTATTTCTCCTACTCATATTTCTTGTCATTTGCATACGAAATATATTACAAAGTGATATGTTTACTTTTTGGAGGATTACATAGTAGTTTATATGTATCAAGTAATATAATACTCTGTCCTCTAAAAACAAAAAAATATTATTTCATAAGTGGATTCCAAAATGTACGTAAGATATACTAAATTTAAGAAGAAAATTAACGGATGTTTAAATAAACTCAATAATGGCATAACCATTATCACCATTGCCACCTTTCGATGGCATTCCTCCTCCTCCTCCTCCTCCTCCTCCTCCTCCATTACTTCCATTAAGACCGTCACCACCTTTAGCAAAAATTCCGCCTCCTTGATCGCCTCCTCCATAACCACCATTACCACCTCCACCTCCGCCTCCACCTCCACCTCCACCTCCACCGTAAGAATAACCACCGGTACCACCGCAATAACCACCATTACCACCATTAAAACCACCATTTCCACCAACAGTATCAATAGCGGTAACTAAAGGAGCATAACCAGCACCTATATAACCGCTACCACCACCACCACCACCACTACCACCGTCACCGCTACCACCACCACCGCCACCAGCACCGCCGATACCGCCACCACCACCACCATCACCAGCGCTTAAACCATTATAACTACCAAACGTACCGCCAATACCGCCCATAGCAGTCTTAGTTACTGAACAATAAATAACTAAAGAGGATAAACCAGGTGTTCCACTACTAACAGGACCTAATCCACCTAATCCACCGTATGCTATATTAAACATTATAAGATCGAGGGGTTGAACAGAAACATTTGATAAGAGAGTTATAGCACCACTGCCACCGCCACCGCCACCGCCACCAGGTAAAGTGGGTGAATTACCGCCTCCTCCACCGCCACCGCCACCGCCACCAGGTAAAGTGGGTGAATTACCGCCTCCTCCGCCTCCGCCTCCTGCGCCTCCGGCTAGTATTATATTAACTATTGATTTATTATATGGAACTGCAACACTTTGTAAATTTACTGATGCTGATAATTTGATAATAGTTGGAAGTAATGTACGTTGATATTTGATTTCATTATATGATGGGTTATACGTTAATACAGCGTTAGATTCAGGTATATTGCCGCCGTGTTCCCGAATAGGTTTTACAAAAAAACCACCAGTTACTACTCCTCCGTTAATATCAAGTGTGTTTAAAGGGTTAAGAGTTGCATTTATACAAATAGTATTAGATCCTTGATTACTGTGTCCAGCATATGAACCAATTGCAACTGAATTTTCTCCTTGACAAGTGAAACCAGCATTTAAACCAATCGCTACTGAATTTGTTCGTTGATAATTGTCTCCAGCTCCATTACCAATTGCTACTGAATTTGATCTTTGGTCATTTCGTCCAGCATGTACACCGATTGCTACTGAATTTTCTCCTTGACCAGTATTTCCACCGTAACCAACACCAATTAAACCAGCATATGTACCAATTGCTACGGCATTTGATCCTTGATTATATTGTCCAGCTGCATTACCAATTGCTACTGAATTTTCTCCTTGACCAGTGAAACCAGCTTGAGAACCAATTGCTACTGTAAAATTACATTGACCAATGTAACCAGCATATTTACCAATTGCTACTGAATTAGATCCTTGTTTAGTTTGTCCAGCTGCATTACCAATTGCTACTGAATTTTCTCCTTGACCAGTGAAACCAGCTTGAGAACCAATTGCTACTGTAAAATTACATTGACCAATGTAACCAGCATATTTACCAATTGCTACTGAATTAGATCCTTGTTTAGTTTGTCCAGCCATTTCACCAATTGCTACTGAAGAGTCTCCTTGTCTATTACATCCAGCAGATGGACCAATTGCTACTGAATTTGCTCCTTGACCAGTATTTCCAACACCATTATATCCAGCATATGGACCAATAGCAACTGCATTTGTTCCTTGCCTTGATAGTCCAGCACTTGAACCAATTGCTACTGAATTTGACTGTTGATTACTGAATCCAGCAAAATCACCAATTGCTACTGAAGATTGTTGTTGATTACTGTATCCAGCACCTGAACCAATTGCTACTGAAGATTGTTGTTGATTAGTTTTTCCAGCAAAATCACCAATTGCTACTGAATATTCACGTTGATTATATTGTCCAGCTCTGCCAATTGCTACTGACCCAAAATATTGACCAGTAAAACCAGCTTGAGAACCAATTGCTACTGAATTTGACTGTTGACCAGTAAAACCAGCTTGAGAACCAATTGCTACTGAAGATTGTTGTTGATTATATTGTCCAGCTCCGTTACCAATTGCTACTGAATTAGTTTGTTGATCACTATATCCAGCATATGAACCAATTGCTACTGAATGTACAGCTTGACCAGTATAACCAGAATTTTCACCAATTCTTACTTTATCATCACCAACTTCCCACTTATTATTTGTATAGTATAAATAACTAGATTCAACTGTTGCAGGCGGTAATGAAGATTTTACAAACGAAGCAAATTGTGCTTTATTTATAGTACCAGGTGCCATTGCACCTGGTGTTCCAAATGAAGTCATTTTAAATGACATTTTAATATTTGTAAATATTAAAATTTTTTGAAAGTAAAAATATCTAATATTAAATTAAACTACAGGAGTTAAAGCAATAGTATAATTTAAACCATTGATAGTAATTTTTAGGTTATTGTCAGAAAGTAGAGTAGTTTGTCCAGTAATTGTTAATTTTTCAGGGACTATAATTTCACTCAAAACAATTTTTTGCGTAGCAGTTTGATTAGTTTTATCTGCATAGTATAAGAAGGGAAGAGCATTAATATTGTATAAAAATCTATCATATTGTGGTATATATTGAACGCTATAAAGACCATCAGTCCCATTAAATTTAGCACCATTCATAAAAATACTTCCAAAAGTACCAGTTGAACAGGTAGGAGAATAAGTTAGAGTAAAATTTGAGTTAGCGTCAATTGTAGGAAAATAATATTGATTAATTGGAATATTATTACTGTCATTTCCTACCCATATAAGAGCATTTAATTCTCCATAAGAAGAAGTTGAAATGATATCCCATTTTCTACCAGTAGTAGATTTATAAAAGGAGCCGGTAGTTGATTGAATAATAAATTCCTGTCTTTCATAAGAATATACACAAGCTTTTCCAGAGTTAGTTCCAGATAATGTCCAAGTTAATGAATCATATGTATAATAAGTATTTACACCTTGAGTAACTAAAATAGGAGTATTATTTTCATCGTATCCACTTGCAAAAGAATTCGGAATACCAGAAAAATTAATAGGAAGCCAAAGTTCACCTGTTAAACTAACGATAACACCAGTCAAACAAACAGATATAAAATAACCATTAAAATAAGTAGTTTTACCTCCAGTTTCTAATATATTACTTTGAAATTTTGAAAGTAAAGTCCAATTAATGCCATCAAAACTCATAAAACATCTAATAGTTTTTCCTTGAGCTGTTAATACAATATATACACCAGTAACGGGATTATAAGCCGGTTGAAAAACGGATGAACCAATAGGGATTATAATAGAGCATGGTGTAAAACTGATTCCACCGTCAGTAGAATAAGCTAAAGTATTACTATTAGTAAAAATTTTATTATTTAAGGGAGTAATAGTTCCTCCTACTACTTCAGTAGAAGCAACCCAAGTATCAGATGCACCTCTTGGAGCCAACTTTGTTTCATTATAAACATAGTTAGCAGTTGGAAGATATGTGATTTCTGAAGTGTTTGTGTTATACATTAACATAGTAGATGATTCAACATTGCGAATAGGTTTTACAAAAAAACCACCAGTTACTCCAACTCCGTTAGTATCTTTTGTAAATAAATCTTGTCCGGTTGCATTTATACAAATAGTATTTAATCCTTGATTAGATTGTCCAGCTTTATTACCAATTGCAACCGCGTTTGTTCCCTGATTAGATTGTCCAGCATATGAACCAATTGCAACTGCATTTAATCCTTGATTACTTTGTCCAGTGTTTTTACCAATTGCTACTGAATTTGATCCTTGTCCAGTATAACCAGAATTTTCACCAATTCTTACACGTTCATCACCAACTTCCCACTTATTATTTGTATAGTATAAATAACTAGATTCAGCTGTAGCAAGTGGTAGTGAAGATTTTACAGACGAACCACTTTGTGGTTTATTTATAGTTCCAGGTACCATTGCACCAGATGTTCCACCTGAAGTCATTCTAAATGACATTTTTTTAATATCTGTAAATATTAAAATTTATTCCAAAATATTAATTTTTTTATAAGTAGATAAATATTTAGATAAAAAAGTTGTGTTTGATTTTTCTAAATAATTCACATCTTTAGAATATATAAGTTTAGACATTGAACTTAATGTAAGTATATTAGCAATGTTTGTTTTAAGATTTACACTGTTAGTATTTAATAATTCATTAAAATTATTTTTATAGTATTCTTTATCTTTGTCAGATAATTTAAATATTCCTTTGTTTAAAAAAACAAGTTCAATCATATTTTTATAATCAGCCACATCACAGTCTTCTTTGTTATAAATATGATCACGTGAATTAAGTATATTTAAAATAATATCTGGGGTTAAAAATGTTTGTTGGTCGTAATTAGGTGTATTAAGTTTTTTAAATTTATCACCTATGTAATAGTCTATTTTTTCGTGTGACTGTGTTTGAATTTGTTTTTTAAAATTGTCATTTATGTTTTCTATTATTTTTTTGTATTTAATTACAGTTGGATCATTTACAAGTTTAATATACTTTTCCATTAGTCCATACATAGATGACATATTATATTCTAACGTTTGAATAGCATAATATGAAAAAAATAAATTATCAGGAAGATTAAATTTACATTTTATATATTTATCAAATACATCAGTAAATGATTTAACTTTTTCATCTTTATTAGAAGATAGTATATAGTTAAATACTTGCGTAGGATTTCCTTTATTAATTCTAAATTCTGGATAATCAATCTTTTCATATGCAAATGTATGCTTAAAATTTTTACTAATATACTTAATAAAATCTAAAGGAGTTTTATTTTCTAATTCATGTTTATTACTTGATATCATTTCTGTATATTTTTTAGCTCTTATTACAAAATATTGAACATCAGATACGCCTTTTGCTCCTGTTTGTCTAAAAGGTTTTTTTCTGTATCCTGTGTTAGATAGAAAATTTGCTAGAGTAATAACATCCTTAACATCATTTGTAGTTATATTTTTTAACTGTGTAATAGAATTTAATGATGTTAATAATAAACTAATAATATCTTGAATGGTACTTACTTTAAACATATTAATAAAACCGTGATGTTTATTTTTATAAATTATGTGTGATTTTCCATAATCTATGATTACAGGAATAATATTTGTATGAACTCTATAAACATTGTTAGAATCTATTACATAATCAAAACTTATTTTTGATGGTAACTCTTGAATAATAATATTCCAAGGAGTTAAATCCCAGTGAACAAAAGCACATTGACGTTGAGCAACTTCTAAAGCAAGAGCTAATTGTATGCAAATAAAAATAAAATCTGTCATATTAAATTTATCACTTTCTATCCATTTGTCTAATGTTTTTCCGTTAATATGTTCCATAATAACATTAGATGTATTATCACCGTCGTATTTTCCAAATACGTATGCAAAATTGGGTATATATTTTATAATGTCGTTTATTCCGTTAGTTCCTATGTATGCTTCGTGAATGTTTTCCATTTTTTTAAAACGATCATTAGTAGATTTAACAACAAACATAAAATCAGCTAGCGTATATTTTGATACTATACTATTTTTATTTGCAAATATAGGAGATTCAGAATTTTTTGTTGCAACTTTTTCAAATGATGATGTTTTATTAATCATATTTACTATCCATTGAAGCCCTTTTAGGACACCGAATGATCTAGCTTGTTTTGGAATACTTCCTATATCTTTAATAGTTTTGTGTGTAGGTGGGTAATCAAGATGTAAATTATTTTCTATTGAGATTAGAGTTTGAAGAGGTGTTTCAGTGTTATATAAATAAAGACCAGATTGATTTTTTAAATCAATGATAAGTTTTTGTAAATAATCTAATACTCCGTCTTTTTGTAGATATCGTAAATAAAATTTTCTAGAATTATTAGCTATTTTTTTACATTCAGAATCGTGAGATCTACACCATTTAATTTGGTCTATTAAATCAGATAAGTCAGATTTAATTGGAACATAATGAATCATTGGTTTTATCATATCTGTAAACCATAATTTATATTTTGACTCTGCTAATAATATACAACAACCCATGCTCATTTCAAGGGATAATCTAAAAGCTGATACATGACCGTCTACATTAACTAAATATTTATATTCAGATTGTTGAATAGGAGTTAAAAAAGATGCTAATTTTATACCTTTTTTGTTCATTTCGGGAACATTAATAGTTTGTAAATATTTTTCTGTTTTTAATTTTCTAGGGCGAAGTTGCCATTTAGAAATACCTGCATCTAACAATAAACCGTCTTTATCTGGAGGAGTATTAGCAGAAATATATGATAATTTTAATCTAATATTTGTATCAATAGTTACACCACATCCAGTGCTTGCACCTCTAAATACAGCTGTTGGTTTTTTGTTTTCCCATTCTACTTTAAAATCTTCTATTTGGGGGAATGCGTTACAGCTATGTGTAAAATATTTACTTTCTTTACTTGCTATTCTTGACCAGTCATCACCTGTTGGCATTGGAACGTCTGAGTGGTCTTTTGTAGTTACCATTGATAATATTGGAGAATATTGATCGTATTTGTGAGAAATAAGAGGTTGATTATCTCCAAATAAATGATCATAAGCTTCAGTATCATCTCGTTTAATAACTGGAAAATCTCTTCTGTTAACAAAAAACTCTATATCTGGAAGTGTTCTATTTGAACATAATTGTTTAAGCATATCACTCATATTGGATACATTTGTATCTCCTTCATGTATTGGAAATTCGTATCTTACGAGACAGTTATTTGAGTACCAAGAATCTGTAAATCTATTAATGCTTGGTTTAAAATGTTTGCCACTGAGTTTATTTATATATTCTTCAAATTTATAAATGTCTCCATATATAGGATCAATTTTAATTTTATCAGCCCATTCATTAGTAAAATTATTTTTACTAAATGGAAGGAAAACTGCAAGTTCGTTATTTTTAATTTTAACAAAAACTCCTTTTTTAAATTTATGAAACATATAATTGAAAGTGTTATCAACTGATGTAGCATTTAAATTTTTATATTTATTCCAATTAATAGTATAAGATAAATCTGTATTTTTAAATTTATTAGAGTCTAAGTTTATTTCTGGAATAGATAATTGACCGTTTGTCATATCTCTATATTCTTCAAACTGGTCAATGTCTCCAGCTGTAAAATGAGTTTGTTTAAAATTTTTATATCTTGGATTAGAAGGAATATTTTTTTTAAATTTTTTACATTCTTCTATAGAAGAATAAGACTCTGGTTGAGTTTGTAAATGAGATGTTGAAGTCATTTATTTTATAATATTGTAGTTATTATAAAATCGATTTTATTTAAAACGATGTATAAATGTAATATTTTATTTTTCAGGTTTTATTTTGTTAATTTTTAATTTTCGATGTTCTTTAGGAGAGCCTAGTCGTGCTTCTGTTAATTCTTCAAATATTTTTTCAGGATTATTAACACCTGCATTTTCTAGAATATTGATGGCAGCTTCTCTAACATCCGTTTTTTTCTTTATAGGTCTTTTTGTTTTAGTTTCTCTAATTATAGCTATACCGTTATATTTAAGACCAGGTTGGTCTTTTTGTTCTAAATAGTCATCAATTTCTTGTTCTATAACTTTAGCACGTTTTCGTAGATCACTGCATTTTTGACTAAGAGATTTTAGTTCATTTTTTAATGAATTGAGTTCAGTAACTTTTCCCTGTATTGACATTTTTTTATTACCATTTGATTACATCTTTAAATTAAAAAACATTTATATAAATTAACTAAATAGTGGTTGTTTTATCCCTTCCATAGATGTACATGATAATACTTTATTATCCGAGTGTTCAGTTCTAATAAATCCTAACTTTTGTAAAAAAATTCCTATAGGTACAGTATGTCCATTTCCAGCATAATAAATAATATTGTGAGGTTCTTTTGGGTAATGTTCATTTTCTTTTATGTTAAAAACTTTAAACATTCTTGCTGCTGTATAAACATCAACTGTAACAGCATTAATTACTGTCATTATTAAAATAACAAATTTTAATTCAGCTCTTGTTCCTTCAGCATTTTTTTTTGCTCCTACATTATCTTTTAATCCAAATCCATTAGGCCACACTTCTTTACTTTTAACAGCTTTAAACCATTCTCCGAATTTATTTGGAGAAAATTTTATGTTTTCTAAAAATTTGAATAAATTTTCATATATAAAAAAATCTATAATTTGTTTTTTTGATAGAGTTGAACGTTTTAATTCTTTATTTATAATTGGGTTATTTTCAATATCATCAATAATAATTTTAATTATGTCAGATATATTTTTAACAGTAGACATAATATGAATTTGATCTTTATATTTTTTTTTGAAATCTTTTATATCTATATATGATTGATTCTTATTTCTATATAAATCTTCCATCATAAGTGAATTCCACATCTTTGCCAATCTAGAACTCTTATATTTACTGCTTAATATACGTCTAATATCTATTCCATGCATACGTGCATTATATGGGCATTTTCTATTAATTAAAGGTCCAAAACAACCTTCAACGTGTGATAACATATCCCATAAACTTTGTCCAGATGTTGGTGATATATTTTCTAATTCATCTAACATTATACCAAATTCTACATAAAAATCTATGAAAACAGGACTATGAGTAAATAAATCAGTTAAATAGTTTTCTATTTTCATATGTTTTTTTCCTTGTAAATTTATTTTAGATTGGATACATCCTGTTGTGTTAGAGTGGTCATTTTCACCAAACAAATATATTATTTTATTGTATTTAGTACTTTCCCATTTAGAAATTTCTCCAGGACCTGTTATATAGTCAACAATTGGTTGTTTAGAAGGATTTTCCAAATTATATAACAAAGACATAAGTGTCTTGTTTGCTTTTGGGAATTTCAAAGGAAATTTATAGTAAAATTTCATAGCATCATAAAAAATATGTCTGATATCTGGGTAGTATTTTAAATAGTTAGCATTATAAGTTTTATTTAAAATACTACATAAATCGTTTGCTTGTTTTAACATTTATTAATAAAACTTTTTAATATTATATTAATTTAAATGAATTCTATACAAATTGGAGAAATTGCAATGATATTTTTGTCTTTTAGAGATCAATTAAAGATATATCATTGGCAAACATCTGTTTACGCTCGTCATATAGCAGCTGACAAGTTATTTGATGCTCTTGAAGATCAAATAGATAGATTTATGGAAGTTTTACAAGGAACTAGAAATTTACGTATTCAACTAACTGCAAAAAGTGGAAATGTTAAATACAGTAATCAATCTGATGATGATGCTAATGCTATTTTATTATCGTTTAAAAATTGGTTGTCAACTGTATTACCTAGTATGTTAGAAGATAAAAATACTGATTTACTAAATATTAGGGATGAAATGCTTGCAAGTGTAAATAATACTATTTATTTGTATAGTTTTCTATAGTTTGTAAATAAAACCTAATATATAATAAACATGAGTAATAGTTACAAAATATATAGATGGGATTCATTTTTATATAATAAAAACATATCTCCAATTATTTATGTAAAACCAGATGATACTTTATTAAAATTTGCAAAAAAAAACAATAATGCATTGCTGATAAGAGTGTCTAAGAGTAATAGTATTTATGATGGTAAAAAAATTACCGGAGTTTTATATAAAAGTTCTGACATTACAAAATGTAGTAATTTTTTTAATAAAACAGGCTTATATGTTATTGTATTAGAATCTGATTGGTATGGTTATCCTGATTTTTTAGGAGAATGTGATATTTTTGGTCTAGAAGGTGATGTAGTAGTTAATGAAAACACCTTACTTCCTTTACCTGATCAAAATACAAATTCCATTGACTCTTCAAACTCTAATCTTAAATCACAAAAAAGTTCTTTGAATACTAATTATATATGGATGTTAGTATTAGCAATATGTGTTGCAATAGTTATATTAATGATATTATATAAAAAAATTAAAAAACATAAAAGAAGATAAATGAGGATAGAGTCAATATTACTATTAATTATTTCTTGTATGCTTATTATAGTTTCATCGTGGACTGTCAGTATTTTTAAACGATTAAAGGATTTATCTCCTCAATATAAGACTCATATGTCTGATGATTATATAAAAAAAGGAACAATAATGTCAGTTATTGTTTTAATTATATCATTTATATTATTAATTGTAAGTAGTGTAAATATATATTTACACTAATTAATTGTTTGCCAGTGGCTTAATTTTGAAGATGATGAACAGATAATGGTTCTGTTCTACCTATTCTATTAGCTCTTCCTATTATTTGATTTAAAGTTGATGTATTCATTTCATGATATACAATTATATCAGTTGCTTCTTGAATATTTATACCACATCCATTATACTGAGAATTTAAAAATATAACTTTTATTTTTCCAGTTTTAAAATTTTCTAAATTGGTTTGTCGTTCTTTAACTCCTCCTTTTAATTCAATAAACTCTATATTATTTGTAAGTAAAACATTTCTAATTGGAATAAATGTTTGATCCCATTCTGAAAAAATAATAAATTTTCCTTCTTTACTTTTTAATAAATTAACGATAGTGTTTATTTTTGTTTCTAATTGTTTTACCCCCGTGTGTGGAACATTATTTACTTTGCATTCACCTATATAAATTAGCTGATCAGAGTGTATGTGTTCTCTGCAAAGCGGACATGTTGTTTTGTTTTCTAACCATTTTAATAAACAAATTCCGCAAAATATATTTTGACAGTTACTTTCCATAATAGGATTAGAAATAGGTTCTAAACAAATGTTACAGTCACCTGCTAACATTTGTGTATATCTATTATCCAGTTCTTTTATCTGAGAATTTAAAACATCAACTTTTTTTTGTAAGAGATCTACTTTATTTATTTTGTTACGAATAGTTAATATTTTTATTTGTGAATTAAATTCTTCTATTTCAGATAATTTTTTTTGTTTTACCAATTCAGCTATATTTTTAGTTGTTCCACCTCCTAATGATATAATAGCTCCTGCTATATTTCCAGCTGATATCATATGTGTTATTTTACTAGTAACGAATCCTTTTACTGTATTATACATAGGATTGTAACATTTATAATAAAAATTATGTGTAGGAGGCATTGAAAATGATTGTTTGATAAATTCATCATTATTTTTTACTAATAAATAACTAAAAACGTCAGAAAATGAGCAACAATAGTTTCCTATAAGATCATACATAAAACTATTACGGCAACTTCTATGTTTGGATATAATAGAATCGGGGGTAGCAGTAACTAACCAATTAAATCCTGCTACTATTTTTTTCATTGCAGTAACTTTTATATGACCAGGCTCATCAAATATAAAACGTTTCCAAGCTAATTTAGCGTATTTAGATACTAATATATTATACATTGTTGGTGTGACTAATATTGCATCATAATTATTAATATTAGTAGTATCTATTTCTTTTTTAGTTGTAATCATTTTTACGGAAACAGAAGTTTTTTTGAATTCTTCATACCATTGAGATATAATAGAATGACTTGCTAAAACCAATGTAACATCTAATTTATTATAATCTTCTTTAACAGTTTTTTTTATTCTACCTGATGCAAATGTAGTAATAACAGTTTGTGAAAAAGGTATTTTCATATCCCATTTCATTTTATCTCGATATACTAATGTAACCATACTTAACGTTTTTCCATATCCTGTAGAATCTGCATTTACTCCTATATTTGTATCAATTATAACGTTATTTTCTATTATTTGCTTATCAAATTCTCTTTTTTCCATTTGATAAATACTTGCAAGTTGGTGTCTGTATAAGTTTACTTTTAGTTCTTTTGGTTGATATATAACTGGTATGTCCTGAAAACTATTTTCCATTTATTATAAATATATAAGTTTTAAACTGTAAAAATAATTGATTTAATCAATTATTTTAATATCTAGATTGTCTCATTTCCATTATCTTTTTGTCTCTTACAGATTTTTCAGTTTCGTATTGTTGTTTATATTGTGTTATTCTATTTTGTAAAGGCATCTGGGCTTTACCTTCAAATGACCCAGCTTTTACAGTGTAATTTAATTTATAATCTCTGCTATTAAGATCGGTATAGCTTTTCATATTATTACTACCTTGATTTGCTACTATTTGAGTAATAGGTATATTTCTTTGCAGTTCTTGTTGGTATTGAACTTCAGGTCTAACATGTATATTTTGTGTTTTATGAGAGTCTGCCGATGTTAACAAAGAACTTCTTTGTAGTTCAATATCTTCGTGTATGTATACATCTTTTGTATTACCAGTTTTAGGTGCTGTATAAGAAATATTATTTATATTTTTTGTATGAGTATTTACATTTATAACATCATCAATTGGTGTAAAGTGAATAGACTTTGATCTATTACTTTGAACATCAGTATGTAATACATTTTGAATATAACGATCTGTATTCATATCAAATTCACCATCAATCATAGTTTGTCCAGATGGATTTACTTGAACGTCACTATATAATACATTTTGTATATAACGATCAGTATTCATATCAAATTCACCATCAATCATAGTTTGTCCAGATGGATTTACTTGAACGTCACTATATAATACATTTTGTATATAACGATCTGTATTCATACCAAGTTCAGAATTAATCATAGTTTTTCCTGATTTGTTTGAATAAGCATCAGGATTCAAAATATTATCATGTAACTCACGAGTTGGTTTTTTAACATCTTGTGTAGTTAAATCTCGTGTTCTTGTACCACTAAATCCAGCCATGCTATCAAATTTAACTGGATTTTTAATTACATATTTTATTTCAAAAGGTTCTATTGCTTGTTGACTAATTTTATATGTAGCTGTAGGTCTAATACATGCTTTTAAAGTATCTTTTTTAATTTGTCTATAATCTCCGCTAGAACATTCTATTTTTTTGCTATAATCTACAAACCCTGGCTGTGTAAATGATTCTGTATTAACCCTAGGAAGACGTGATAATGGTAACAATTGATCTTGTGTTTGAACAGGAGGTCTGAAAGCTCCGTCTTTCATAATTGAATATGGTAATTTTGCTTGTAAACCACCAGTAATACTACTTCCAAATACACTGCTACTACGTTGACCTCCATTATTACCTGCATTTCCATATGATACACTAACACACGGATTTACTCCTCTAGCATATACATTTATTGCTTCACATGCTCTATTACCGCTCTCATCAATCATTTCTGTAAGAGAACTTGTTTGTCCTACTTTATCTATTCTTCTAGTTGTTATAGATCTAGGAGGATCTCTAAGTATATTCATGCTACCTAAACCCATTTCAACTGATGGATTAGTAGCTTTACCATAATTAGTTAAACCTGAATATGATAGAGACATTTTTTGTTATAAACAAAGTTATTTTTAATTTGTTTATTAAAGAATATTATTTATTAACTCCTGGAAGATTTATTGACATAAGTAAACGAATTAATATTAAAAATACTATTCCGTGTAAAACAAGTCCGTATCCATTTGGGCATCCGCTTTCATTTGCTATAGGAAATCCTAATTTTACAGTAACTAAGTTAACAAGTTTAAATGTGTATGGATTCATAATTATAAGTACTACTATAAAAGTATAAAAAGAAATCATCCATTTATTTACACTTGTTAACTGCTTATATTCATATGTCATTTTATATTGTAAAATATAATAGTTTTTACAATAAAATTTATATTAAAAAATTGATAAAAAATTAATAAATATATTAAATATGTAAAAATGTCAATTCCTGTTTTTTGCATATTTAATATACCATCATTGTATGATTTACCACCGCTTAATCCATTATTAATAAGAACACATAAAGCAACTTGTCCTTCATGTAAAGGGAGATCTGAAACAACAGATCCACATAATAGAATTGTTATGTGTTATCATTGCAACTCTATGAAAGTTAGTAAATTATGAAATTTATACTTAAATAGTATAAATTTACAACATAGGTAATTATCCAAATGTGTTTTCACCTGAATAAGAAACATATAAAAATCCATCTTCATCTTTATGTTCTTTGTATATTTGTGAAACTAAAGAAGAAGAATTAGGTAAAGAATTGTTAACGAATATAAAAATAGAGTCTTCTTGAGCTAGTTTAAGCCTATTTCTGATAACATATACAAATTGACTTACTGTTAGATCACATGGAACTAAAAATTTTTTTTTATCTATATCATAAATTGTTGACTTATCAAGTTTTTCTACGATAACAGGAATTCTATCTGGGTATTTTTTTTTGATATGAACTGATTCTTGTGTTCTTTTTTCCAACGAATGAAGTTTTTTAAAAGAATCCATTTATATTATTGATATATTAATTTTAAATTCAAAAACTACTTTTTATGAGGTAATAATTGTTTTAATACTTTTTCAACTTCTTTTAAATCACCACCAATTATATCAAAAGTAGATCCATCTGGCTTTTTCAAAAGTTGTCCATTTTTATAAAAAATAAAAGCTGGTATTGCACCTACGTTATAATCAGGATTTTTGTCTGGTTCATCAATATCTTCTTTAATTATCATACAAGTTCCAGGATCATTATATATGTGAGATAATTTGTCAAATGCAGGAGATATCATTTGACATGGACCACACCATTTAGCAGACAAATATATACATACTATTGCATTAGAAAATATGCATTTATTTCTATTTAATTTTTCTTGCTGAGGAACATTTGATTTAATTTTTTCAACTTTTTTTAAAGTATCAATTGTTTTATATTGAGCAGGTAGTGGCATTTATTATTAATAATAATATGTCTTTTAAATAATAGTAAAAAACTGAAATTTATAAACAAATCTTTATAAATTTATAGAATGTCATCTAAACGTCTTATTACAAAAAATGAAATTGAAGATATTTTATCTTTTATAAAACCTCAAGGATCTATACCTATTGAGGCTGCAAAGTCTATTGTAAATGAAAACAAAAAACAATTGAGAGAACAATTAAAGTCCTTAAAAATATATCCTGAAGTAATCCCATCTTTAAAACTTATGATAGAACAACAGTATATGGAAGCAAAAATTCAAGCAGGTGAAAGCGTTGGAGTAATAGGAGCTCAAAGCATTGGAGAAAAACAAACGCAAACAACTCTTAATACGTTTCACAAAGCAGGCTCAGGGGAAAAAACAATTACAACAGGAGTTCCTCGTATAGAAGAGTTGCTAAATGCTACAAAAGATCCAAAATCAGTTAACTGTATTGCGTTTATGAAAGATAAACATAAATCTATATCTGATATACGACAAACTATTGGACATAATATAGTTGAGATTTCTTTTAAAAAAATATCTAAATCTTACAAAATTATAGTTGATAAAAGCCCAGAAAAGTGGTATGAATCTTTCAAGATTTTATATGGAGATGAGTTTACCAAATTTTCAGATTGTATATCTATTAAAATTGATATGGATATTTTATATGAATATAAATTAGACTTAGAAATAATTACTAAAATTATATCTGAAAAATATTCTGATATGATATGTGTATTTTCACCAGATAATATAGGACAAATAGATATTTTTGTTGACACATCTGATATAAATTTACCTGACAATAGAGTATTATTTATTAATTCTGAAAACGTTAAAGAAATATATCTTGAAGAAGTAGTGCAGCCAACTTTATATAATATTATTATTTGCGGTATTCCAGGAATTAAAAATATTTATTTTAACGATGATGAAAATAGTTTTGAAACCGATGGCAGTAACTTTCAAGAACTTTTAGGTCTTCCATTCATTGATTCAACAAAAACTATATCAAATAATGTTTGGGATATTTACAATACTTTAGGAGTAGAAGCAACTAGACAATTTCTTATAGAAGAATTTATGAGCATAATGGAAGGCATCAATAGATGTCATATTCAATTACTATCAGAAAAAATGACATTTAACGGATCAATTTCATCAATTTCTCGTTATACAATGAGAAACGAAGAATGCGGTCCAATGGGAAAAGCTTCATTTGAAGAAACTATGGATAATTTCCTAAAAGCTGGTTTATACGGAGAACAAGAAGAAACAAAAGGTGTCAGCGCATCTATTATTTGTGGAAAAATTGCTCATATTGGATCTGGTGTATGTGAACTTATTATGGACATTAAGGCTCTTCCTAATCATATTCCTGTTCTTAGTCAGATAGTAGAAGAAAAATCTGAACAAGAAGCCTATAATATAAATGCAAAATATAGTGAAAAAAAGAAAAGTGTTGAAAACGAAGAACCAGTTGAAGTAAAAAAGAAAAAGAAAAAGAAAAGTGTTGAAAACGAAGAACCAGTTGAAGTAAAAAAGAAAAAGAAAAGTGTTGAAAAACAGCAAATGTTATATTTAGATCTTGAATAACTAAAATTTAATCTCTTTTCTTTTTATAATATAAATGAGTACACAGAAATATTTAAAACAAGCCTTATTTGCATTAAAGGCTGTTAAACCAGAGTCAGACGGAAGGTGTATAAATGATGGGTTGTTTGCAACTCCTTGTTATAATACAGACGGAGTGTTATCATATACATGTACTCCAGCTGGTTATCGCAGTAACAAAATCGCATGCGATACATGTAACCCAAATAATTCAAAGTGTCCTACAGGTCCAAAAGGCACAAATTTATCAAACTCTTGTTCAGGAATTGGTGGAGAAATGTGTTCAAATTCTGGTTCAGTTGAACCAGATACTCAAATTGAACCAGATACTCAAATTGAACCAGATACTCCTACTGAAGATACTCCTACTGAAGATACTCCTACTGAAGATACTCCTACTGAACAACGCACTTTAACTAAAATTTGGACTAACGAAGAAAAAGAAAAAGTAAAAAAAGATCTTATGACAAATAAAGATGGAGTATCTTTACAGGTTGCTGATTGTATAGTTTCTTTTATTTCTGAAAAATTTAATTATGATTATTATGAAAATATGACAAATAAAGAAGATCAAGAGTCGGTTGTACAAAATATAAAAACTTGCATTGAAAAGTTTAAAGAATCAGATAATTCAAAAATTTCACCTCTTCTTATTATA